CCCTAAAAATCCTTTACCTCCAGCAGCAATAGTACCGCCCGGCAATAAAGACATAACCGCAGCAAATATTGCAGCTTGTACAACCATTTCTGCCATTTGTCGTAATAATCTACCAAACATTTGTCCTAATGCTTGTGTTGCACTTACACCTTGCTCCATAGCATCAAACATACCAAACAAAGCTCCTGTAACTGTTTGTGAAATTGTAGTAGCAAAATTTTCGTATGCTTCAGTTAAATTTTTTAAATCGTCTTTTTCTTTTTTATATGCTGCTATTCTTTTTTTAGAATCCTTCTCTAAGAAATTTCCTAATCCTGATTTATTAGATTCTTCTGTTAAATCCTTAGCTTTATTTTCAAAGAATACTTTTCTTTTATCTTCTTCTTTAATTGCATTTGGATTATATACATCTAAAATAGGTGTAAGATCAAGTTTAGCAAACTTTTCTCTTAAAGCCTTCATCTTGGCTAACTCTAAATTTAATGCTTTATTTTCTTCTCTTGCATAGTTTACAATAGGAGAAGAACCTGCTTTTTTTGTTCCAGTTTTAGGGTCTGGAGTTGGTATATCTGTTAAAGCAGTTACTAACTCTAAATTTTTAGCTTTAGCATTTGCAATATCTATATCAATTTTCTTAAACTCTGCATTGTAAGAATCTGAAACTCTTTTTCTTGCTTGTTCTGTTTTACTCTTATTATAACCTTCACTACCAGTTGTTGTGGCTTTAACATTATTTACGGCAGTTTCTCTTTCTTTTTCTAATTTGGCACGTCTTGCATATGCTGCATCTAATACATCTTGTGTATTCTTTTCTTTACCAGCAAATTCCTCTTGCTTAGAAGCTACATTAACTAAATGTATTAAATATGCCTTATCAGTTTTTATTGTTGCTGCCTTTATAGCTGCATTATCAGAATATAAAGTTTTTAATCTATCAAGTGCTTGTTTTTGTTGTGTAGGATTCCCACCAGAAATAACTTCAACTAAATTTAATCCAACAGTTCTATTAGATTGAGCTGCTCCAACTATTTTATAAATTTCTTCATTTAACTTTTTAAGTTCTTCTCTAAAAGACTTTAACTTTTCAGTTGGACCATTAAAAAATTCAGCTATTTCTTTACCATATGTAACCGCTAAAGAAGATACGACACCAAGAGCAAGACCAATACCTGCTGGACCCATTAAACCTGCAACCATTTGTTTTAATGCACCACTTGCTCCATTAGATTTTGTTGATAATTGTTGAAATGATTCAAGTAAAGGATTCAAGTTATTTGCAATACCAATAAATCCATAAGGAGCATCTTGTGCAACCCTTGATAAATTTGATAAAGCAGTTGTTGCATTATTTACAGGTCTGCCAACTGAATTCATTCTCTCACTTAATACCCCAAGAGAACTATTTACGCTACCAATTTTTGTATTTAATTGGTTTATTTCATTAACATCAGTTGATTTTTTTAATGCAGATTGTAATTTCTTGAGTAAATTTTCGGCTTTTTGTATCTCAGCACCTAAATCTTCAGTACTTGCACCGATGTTAATTTGTATATCTAAAATATCTGCCATCTTTATTAATTTACTCCGTACAATTTTAGTGTTCTTGCCAGTTGTTCTTCAGTTATCATAACTCTTTTTTCATCATCATCCGTTTGATCTAACTCTGGAATACTCCAAAAAGCCTTCATACTTTTAGGGCTTTTCTCAGTAGTGGAACTTAAATATACAATATAGGCAAGGTTTCTAGTCCTTGCCCATTCGTTTAACTCGTTTCTTTCTTTACCTAAAACGATAATAGAAAAGTCCTTCCAAGTCATTTCCCAAAATTCATTTGGTCTTATCCCACATTCAGCAGCTTTAACTAAGATATCATCCCAGCTTAGCTCTGTTAGGCTTTTTTTTTTCTTCTTCCTTCTTTACACCTGTAATGGTGTGGACTGTACTTTCAACGATGTATTTTAAATAGTCAATTATTTGACCTTCTTCGCTAAAAATAGAACCCACTTCATCAATCCATTCACAAGCATCATCAATAGTGTACGCAATCTCTTGCTTATTACTTACACAAGCAGATTTGTAACCAATGTAAACAAGTTGAACTATAATGTCCAAACTTGTTTGAGCCGTTGAAAGAACTTTAAAGTACTCATCAATACCGATATTGTTTTCTTTTGTAAACTCACGCATTGACCAAGTACCCCACTTTAGGTGGATTGTGTTGTTGTTAGTCTTTAATTGGAACATAGTTTTTTATTTATTATGCAGTTTCAGTTTGTGTAATAGGAGGTACGCTTACTACAAAAGTTGCAGTAAACTTTACATCATCCTTATCAGCAGCATTAACACCAAAGTTGCTAATGAATACTAATTGACCTGCACCACCATAAGTAATATCACCAGCGGTAGGAGCAGCTTTACCCATCTTAATTGCAAACAAAGTTTGTGCAGCGTGAGCAGCATACAATTGTTGATAGCTATCTTTAGATGGAGTACCACTTTCATCAATTGCAAAACCTTCACACTCAAAAGATTGATTGAATGAAGGACTTGGAGTGTATTGATCTCCACATTTAGAAGTTGCATCAATTGTTCCTAAAGTTGATGTCAAAGAATTGGATGTTAAACAAGCTACTGGCTTGAATGTTCCATCATTGTTAATGTCAGCTAAGAGGATATAATCTCTACCGCTTACTTTTGTTTCTGCCATTTTATTTAATTTTAAATTTGTGTTATGGTTATATTATATGTTATTAATACTCTAAAAACGTTATCTAAAGGGTTTAAGCCATCTAAGTTTCTAATACTCTCTACACTTAAACTTGAAGCAGTAAACCCATTTGATAGGGTTATAACTGTATCTGAGTTTATATCATCCAATATTAAATCGCTTATAGTTTCAGCACGTTTATAACCAAAGTTAGCATTTTTTGTAATAATATCAACAACGATTGAAATACTATTTGTATAACCTGTTTTGCCTTGATCTTGACTTGATGTTCTACCAGTCATAACAATATACTCATCACCAGCACCTTCAGGAGCAAAACCATCGTAAACAACCAATCCACTTGAACTTGTCAAGTTAGTATAAAACCACTTCTTTATCTCAATATTAGGATTTAACATTTTCAATTGCTTTTTTTATGTTATTTATCATCTTTGGCTTTTCTGTTTCAAAAGCTGGTATTAAAAATGGTTGTGGTCGCATACCTTTTTTTAGTATGCTAATCGCTATTGCATAAGCTATTGACTTGTCATTACCTCCGCCAATACCCTTTCTTCTTACCCATAATGTCAAAGCCTCAACCATATCTTTAAAAGTACCTGCCTTTTTGCCTTTAAATCCACTTGCTAACTCCTCAAATCCAGCAGGAATGCTTACTTTTCCACCCGTTCCAAACTCTACATAAGGAGCATAAGAAGCACTTGCGCCAATAGTAAAAACAAATCCTTTATCAACCTTTTGTTCTTTTAGATAAATGCTATTCCTTAATTGACCCATATTTACAGGTGCTAATCTCTTAGCTCCAGATTGAATGTTTAAAGCAGATGCATTTACTTCATCCTTTACATCTTGTTGTACTTTTTTATCAAAAGATTGTAGTTTGCCTAAAACTTCAGATATGTTTGTTATATCAAATGTAAATCCACCCATTACTTGTAAATTATTAACTCCAAGAACCTATTTTGATTCTCTACGTTTTTAATAGAATGTATCGTGTATCTGTTGCCTTCAACCTCTACCTCATCCGAATCATTTATAGTAACTCCAAAACGAATGTAAAGGCGGTTTCTTTGGTCGAACTGCAACTCTGACTCCCCTATCTCACGATTTTGGTTATCTGGTCTTAAATCGCCAAATACTGTGGTTTGTAGGGTAAAGGTAGTTGTAAACCCACCTTGACCATCACTTGTCCTTGTGGCAGCATAAATTAGAACCTCACGGGTCATCGTGTTGGCATCAATATAGTTTGCTTTCGCTTTTCCTAACTTCATATTATAAAATTGGGGATATTCTTGTCCATCTTTGACACGCTTTCCAAGATTTTTCACATATACCAGAATCGCCATCTAATCCTCTATTCTCGTAGTCATAGCTAACTTGGTCTAAAATAGCAATCTTTAAATCATTTGGAATGGTTGCATAGCCTACCACATAAGTAGCCTTTAAGTTTGCAAATCGAGGTCTTTGTAATTGTGGGAATTTACCACCAACTAAAAAGTAATCAGCAGCAACAATAGTATCTCCGTTCTCATCTAATAAAGATGTAAAACTATTAACTGGACCAAAAGGAAGGTTAAAGTTGCCATCCCAATTAGTAAACCAAACAACGGCAGTCTTTGGTATTAAACTCAATCCTGTTGCCACTTCTATTGCTTCCCTTGCTTGTTTAATCATTAATGAAATTTGTGTATCATCAACGCTTGTAGTTACTCTGCAATACAATTTAGCCTCTGCTAAAGTAACAGGTTCAACAACTGTACCTATGTCGGTTAGTGTAAAATCGTTAATATAATTGGAATAAGACATATAACTTCTTTTTACAAATTTAGTTAATTTATTGCAATAAAAAACCCCCTACAAATGTAAGGGGTTAATTATTTACTGAACCTTAAATCAATTATGCGTTAATTGAAGCATAGATTGCAGATGTAGTCAACATTAAGTTGATGTCTTCGTAACACTCGATACGAGCAGTTACCAAGTTCTTTTGGAAGTTCTCGCCATTCTCATAAGAGAATTCGATAGCTAAACCTTCTACTTCAACTCTCTCTAAGTAGCTTGAATCAAATAATAATACTTTGTCATTAGTTACCCAAGATGCAGAAATTACAGGTACTCCCCAGATTGTCATACCGCCATTAGGGTTTACGATAACACTACCAGCACCAGCATAATAACCAGCAGCGATAGTAGCTTTCAATAATTTTCCCATTTGTTGTTGAGATACTAAAGCATAAGAAGGAACAAAGTTTGCAGCTTTTTGATTACCGATGTAATCTACTAATTGTAACAAATCGTTTGTTTCAGCAGTTGTAGTTGAACCAGTTGCAGCAGCAGATACAGTTGAGAAGAAGATAGAGTTTTCAGCTTTGTAGAAATCTCTTGTCAACATTCTTGGTAAAGTCTGTGTCATAAATGGTAAAGACTTCAACATTTGCTTAGAAAAAGTAGAGAAACCAGCAATGTAGTCATTTACAATTTTAACTTCAGTTAAAGAGTAGTTATTCTCTGCTTTATCAGAACCTTCAGTTTGAGCAGCGATGTTGTTAGTTAAACCAGAGTTTTCACGATAGTAAACATAC